ACGATGCCGGTGCGCTGACCTTCCAGTTCCTTCTGGCGGCGCTTGACGGCCTGCAGCTCGTCGACGGCCATCTGGTAGGTCTCCGCATCGGTGATGCGGAACTCCTGGACGAAGGACAGCGACGCCTTTGGGCCGCCGGCCAGCGTGGCCGGGTCGGGGATGGACAGCGCCGCGACGGGCGCGAGGATCGGGTCAGCCATGGTTGGCCTCCTTGGGCTTCCGCCCGCAGTTTTGAGGGGGTTGAAGCGGACCGCCGATGGCGGCCCACGCGGTTCCGCGCACGATGCGACTGACGTGCGTCTGGTTGAGGCCAAAGCGGCTTGCCACGGAGGTCTGGCTCTCTCCGCTGCCACAGGCCTCCCGGATCGCGAGCACCTGCGCAGCGGTCAGCTTGGACAGGTGATTCCGCTCGCCTGCCGGAACGACGACTCGACCCTTGGCCGCTTTGTCGGCCATGTTGTCGTCGTGCGTCCCGAGGAACAGATGGTCCGGGTTAACGCAAGCCGGCACATCGCACCGATGAAGCACATGCATACCGGCTGGAATCGGTCCGTGGACCAGGAACCACGAGTACCTGTGTGCCGCCCACTTCTGCTGCCGGAGCTTGAAGCGACCATAGCGACCGCTGGGCTTCGCGCCAGTCCAAAGCCAGCATGCCTGCGTCTTCTGAACCTGCGCCCAGAAGTTGGCCTCAGTGTTGGGCGGAGGCATGGCGCTCCTTGTAGCGATACAGGGTCAGGCTGGCCAGGAAAACGCTCCAGTCGTCTGGATCTGTGAGCGAGTCGAGGCGGTAAGTGCCATCGGGGCGCAACCGGACCGCGCTCCGCCTGGTCACCGAGGGATCACGGAGCGCTCGGAGATACCCGGCCGTCTGCGCGCCAACGGCAAGCGGCCGGGCGATGCTGGTCTTGATGTCCACCAGGTGTCGCTCCCCCGCGATGTCCAGGATCACGTCGAGCGTGCCGGCGTAGCGGTACAGCGGCTCGTACACCCGCTGCTCGCAGGAGACGATGCGGGCGCCGGTTTCCTGGACGAAGCGCTTCCAGCCTTGCAGGTACGGATCCACGTCCAGCTGCACCGACTCCTCGTCGAGATCGTCCTCGCTCCAGAAGTGGCAGGCCTCGTGCACGCGCCGGCCGAGGTCGGCCTTGGCGGCCAGCACCTGGGGGTCGACCCGCGAGAAGTCCACCAGTGGCTCCAGGATCGACGTGACCCCAGGCACGCGCACGCCCTCGTAGGCGTAGGCGTGGGCCTCCGGGTCGAAGGTCAGGCCGTCGATCACGACAGCCCCAGCAGGTCGGACTTCAGGGTGTCGAACGCGTCGAGGTTCAAGTCCTCGATGCGCTGGACGCCGAACTGCGCCGCGGCCTCGGCCTCGTCGCGGCCGGCCGCCTTGAGCTTTGCACGCAAGTAGGCAACCTGGTTTGCGCTGATGGCCGGTCGCACCGACCCGCTGGAGGTCGCGGCCGGCGCCGCGGCTGCCGCAGGGGGCGGGGGAGCCGAAGGCGGCGGCGGCGGGATCTCGCCCGTCTCGGGGTCAGCGCCCCCGGTGACATCCGTCGGGGCCGGCGCTGGCGTGGCTTCACTGCGGCGCCGCGGGCCGGCAGGCGGCGCGGGAGGGGCCGGCGGCAGCCCAGCGATCTGGCCTTCGAGGTCTGCGAGCTCGTCGGTCGAGTAGATGCCGAGGATGGCGCCGGGTGTGAAGGCTCTCGCCCAGTTCTTGACCTGCAGGTACCCCAGCTGCTGGCGTGGGTTGGTCTGCCAGAGCGGGCTGTTCCGGGTCTTGATGTCTCCGTTGCGGAGCCACTCGCCCCACGTGATCTCGGACTCGCCGGCCAGCACGGCGCCGACGCGGCACTCCAGGTCCTGGCCGCTGCCCTGGTACTCGTAGTGGAAGCTGCCGCGGATCATCCCGGACTGCATCACGACGGCGTTGATGAGCTTGCCCTCGTACCCCAACTTCCCGTTGATGACGTGCGCGGCCTGCGCCACGCTGAACGGGTTGAGGCCCCAGATAAAGGCCTGCGTCACGATGGCGAGGCAGTCGCCGACGTTGTTCTTCAACTCTTTGGGCACGCTGAGCGCGCTGTTGGCCAGCGCCTCGGCGAGACGCCAGAGCTTGTTGAAGTTGTCCTCCATCAGGAGGTCGCGGGGCGTGAACGATTTCGACAGCAGCCTGTTGAAGTCGGCGTCGGGCGCGGTCGCCTCACGAGTGGCTGCGGCCACGGGGTTCATCTGTTGCGGATACATGGTCAGTCCTCCAGTAGGGCCTGCTGCACGCGCAGCTCGGCCAGGTGGTTGTTCAGCAGGCGCAGGCGCGCCTGGTCGTCTTCCAGGTGGCGATGCACCCAGGTGATCGCGTCCTCGGTGTCGCGGAGGCGGCGCGCAATCCACCAGCGGCGCATGGCGCGCATGAGCCGGCTGCTGGGCTTGGTCGGGATCGGCGTGGCGGTCACAGGCCCACCTTGATGGCGGTGATGACGTTGCCGACGACCGCGGCGGCGCGCGCCTGACGGCGCTGGGCTTGGGCGTTCAGAACGTCCAACACCGCCGGCGACAGGAACGCCTGGGCGTCGAGCAACATGCCCTGCAGCCAGATCCGCTGCACGACGCCGGTCTCGTCGACGATGCAGGCGACCGAGGTGTCACAACCGCCGGCCGTGCCTTGCACCGGCCCGAGCGGCAGCGCGAGGCGCTGCAGGCTGCGGTCGGGCTCAGTCGGGTGCGCGCACGTGCACGTGCCGCGCAGGTGCTGGTTCTTCTCGATCGCGTACGGCAGCAGCTGCTCCAGGACCTGGCAGCACATGCCCTCGATCGCCGCGAGGCCTGCGTCGGTGTCGGGCGATGCGCCGGCCCGAAGGGCGGCAGCGGCGACGGCCTGTCGAACCGCTGCTACCGTGGCCTGCGGGGGCGCGTCCCAGTCGATCTCCAGGCGCACCATGTGGGGCGAGGCTGCCCCTTCGGACGAATCCATCTGTCGCTCCTTCGCCCGGTGTGGGCAATGAAGCGATGATGCGGCTACGCCGAATTTAAGTCAATAGGCCAAGCCTACTTTAATTAGGCGGCCGTCGGCTTGGGCTGGTGCTACCGCCGCTGTGCCTCATCGGTGCCAGCGCCGCCTTGCTCGACCTTCACCGCTGGCTTGACGATCAACAGTTCGAACGCGATCGCGAACCCAAAGGTCATGAGCAGCGCCAGGACGCCCTGGATCTCGTACCTGCCGACGAGGTACAGATTGACCAGAAGGACCGCGCCGCCGAACAGTCGCAGCCGTGTGGAGCGTTTCATCAGATTCGGTCCCTCTGGCTGCTTAGAAGACGCGAGTGCATCCGCCCGTGGCGGTGTACAGGACGCCGCCAGACACGCCCTCTACGAACCCAGAGAACGCCCGGTTGTCGCCCTGGAAGCGAAACGGTCGCCCGAAGTTGGTCAAGCCTGCGAACACGCCGCTCGTGATCTGGCCTCCGCCCCACCCATGGAAGGGGGCTCGGTCCTCGATGGCAGGAAGCGTGAACACGGATTGACCATCCGGCTGACCATTGATCGCGATGAACTGCGAGAAGCGCTGCGGGCCAATCGTCAACGTGCACGAATAGATTCCGTCCCACGGTCCGCCCTGGGCGTGCGCAGGAGCGGCGGTGGTGACGGCGGCGGCTGCGACGAGCGTGGCGGCGATGATCTTGCGCATAAATTCCCTGCATGAAGAGTGCCCGCCAACGCGGCGGGTTGTTTCATCGTGCAACGCCTGACCCGAGCGGTCAACCTTCGTACAGACCCCAAGAGCGTCTGATGCACTCCACCCCCGCACGTTGGGGGCGGCGGCCTGCACGGGTGTGCAGTTTCCTTTGCCTCTGTTGAGGCAGAGAGTAGACACGGGGCATCAGGTCCCAACAGCGCGCAGTTTCTCAAGCGGCCGACTTGAGTCGAGCGATGCCAAGACCAGAGCCCGCCATCGATCTGCGCCGCCGCTCAATGCCCACTCGCGCATGCTCATCGCGACAGTGTCGCGGTCAGATGGGGGCACCCTTGCCAGCGCGTCGCCCACGATCGTCAGGGCATCGCCTAAAGGGTCGCCTGCTGATCGAGCGACCTGGGCGAGCGCGGTAGCGCCTGGCGGCAACCCCCAGTGCTCTGGTCCGACCACCGGCGCGAAGAACGCGATCAGGTCGATCAGCTTTTCCTTGTCGATCGTTCCTCTGCGGACCCAATCCTGAATTGACGGGGGCTTGACCCCAAAACGGTCTGCCAGGGCCTTCTTGGTGATGCCCATCTTTTGGCGCGCTTCCTCGATCGCGCGCCCCAGTTGTTCGCCAGAGTGCATGGCCGAGTGTTCCTGTGTGGGTGCGGCCTTATCAAGTGGTTCCATGAAAAGCGGCGATGCCTTACTATCGCCTTATGAGCGCCATCGATGCGGCCATTCGGTTTTTCGGGACACAAGCGGAGCTGGCCGCCCGCCTGGACGTGGCTCGACCAGTCGTAAACGAGTGGGTGAAGGGGAAGCGCCCCATTCCCCCAACTCGCGCCGCACTCATCGAGAGGATGACCAAAGGTGAGGTCACCTGCGAGCGGCTGTTGACCAGTGAGCGTTGGGTTCGGGTTTCTGATCCGGGCTGGCCCCATCCAAAGGGTCGACCCTGCCTCGATGTGGCGGCGGGGCTCGGCCAGGTTGGTCGCGGAAAGGTCGCGTAGTCCATGGCCGGCATCCTCGCCGCCGCGGGCTACGAACGCGGACGAACGTTTCGCAGCGCTTCGTCGGAGGCTGCTCGATGAGCCCGTTGACCGAGGCGCTGATTGAGTGCGTCAAGGCAGTGCCCGGCGGCTCCAAGGCCGTCGGCCCGGCGCTTTGGCCTGAGAAGGATCCCGGCGCTGCCCAGCGCCTGCTGCTGGACTGCCTGAACGATGACCGGCCCCAGAAGCTGGCGCCGGAGCAGGTGGTGCTCGTTGCCCGCTTGGCGCGCGAACGCGGCTGTCACGCGTACGCGCGCTACCTGGCCGACGCCCTGAGCTACGCGGAGCCCGTGCCGGTTGAGCCGAAGGACATTGCCGACGACCTGCAGCGGCAGGCGATCGAGATGGGGCGCCAACTGACCGAGATGCTGGCCAGGCTGGAGAAGGTCCGGGGGGGTGGCACGTGAGGGCCGTCGACCTGTTCGCTGGGGCAGGGGGGTTCAGCACCGGGGCCTGCATGGCAGGCGTCGAGGTGGTGTGGGCCGCCAACCATTGGCCGCTGGCGGTCGAGTGGCACGCCGCGAACCATCCCCAGGTGTCGCACGCCTGCCAGGACCTCCAGCAGGCTGACTTCACTGCGGTGCCCGACCACGACCTGCTGCTGGCTTCGCCAAGCTGCCAGGGGCAC